GGGTGTAGTAGTTCGTCTCGGAGAACAGATAAGAAAGTTTTCCTTACTTGATTCAATGGATAAGACATTCCATTGATATCTAAGTATGGTCGATCTAATGAAAATAGACTAACCAACATTTTACAAGTCTTTGGAATAGCCATCGCTAATTTTAGCGTGGTAACTAAAGAATTGTTCTTTGTAGGATCAACCTTATATCCATAACCCAGAAACCTGATTAGACCAAGTTCAGTAAGACAAAATCGCTCTTTGAAGTTTAGTGCTAAACTAATACTTCTGTGAGCGGAGGATTGCTCTTTGAAAGGGATTGGACTTACGTCCTGTCCATTTCTCAGAGTCCTTTTAGCGAACTCTAAGGCAACTCCTTTCGGAGATACAATAGATTTCGATAAATTTATCTCAAGACCTAGTCTTTTCATGGTTTGTAGATACACTTTGGCTACCGTTTTGTTCCAAATAACAAAGTCATCCCCCAGTACAGCGTACTGAGTAAATAACTTGTCTTTTGGACAAACTCCAGAAACCCAAGCAGAGTATTGAACTATGTAGTGGTGTGTTATGGCCAGCATACCCCAAGAGGATAGCGCACCCATTGGTTGTCCAACTGCGTATTTAATAGTCCGAGGAAATTCCTTTTGGACCTTAAAACCACAGTTTGGACCACTTTTAGGTGTAAGCCATTCTCGGGATACTAATAGATATTCCCAGGCTTTACCAAAATCATCTCCGAAAACTTCGGAGAGTATTTTAGTTTGAAGCCATATAGGAAGTCTATCAGTAGCTGCTGAAAGATCAAAGGAATAGAGTGGGGCTTTTCCCCAAGGAACCCGTGTTAAGGGTTTCAATTGGTTAAAAGTTCCATCCATGGGGATCTTCCTCAAAATGGTAAATAAATTATCATGAAGAGGACGAAGAACCCATTGCGTCCAAGGATCTACCATAGCAAATACACGTACCTTACCAGCTGCTTCTTCTTTTATAGACAGTTTCCCCAAATAATAATTTAGTGGTCTTCGAACCGGATAGATTAATTTATCCCATCGGGTCTTCACTAACTTATGCCATAATGTAATTAACCTGTCATTACCGGTTAATTCCATTAATAGTCTAAGACTCTCCAACAGTTTCTTATTTTTCGGTTCTAAGAACACATTTAGTGATCGAAGAACTGATAAAGAGTGAGAATTATACTCACCTGTTGTAGAGTCTACTTGGGGGCCAGATGTTAACATCTGGAAAGCTGCCGATTCTCTGAGTATTTGGATACCCTTGTTGTCTTTCCATAAAAGATATGTGAAAGACTTTACAAGTTTACCAATTTCTAGAGAATCAGTAGAAGCAGTAGAGGGATTCGTGATGGTTGATAGCTTTAATTCACCAATAAAGTGAAGATCTCGGAAGATAGAGATCAAGGTCAACCAAAACTTAATCACTCTAGATTCACCCCTTCGTATCAACTTACGTTGATAGGGAGGAATGAATCTTGGTAATCCTGCCTTCGACCTTGATATTCTCATACCAAGGCCGTTAAGGCAGGATAGCTTATGCCCTCCGCATACTTGTTGAACAATAACAGATGCTACCTTTAGGTATTTAACTACCATGGGTAGACCACCATGTTTATGCAACAAGTTCAACTTCCTTAGGTAAAGACTACAGAGTCTAACCCAGTTTGGCGTAATTGTTCCACCCAATGCGTAGACACTTCGAACGAGGTGTCCAAGCATTGGTCGACCTCCTTTTAGGGTCATGGCACTAATTCTTGAGTAATCAAACCGTGTTTTTGACACGGAGAATCTCAAATTGTGGAAATATTTAATTTTCATAATTGTTATTCTTTTATTTGTTATTCTTTGAATTAGACTTCGGTTTCCCTTTGCAGGGGCCGCAGCCAGCCTTAGTAGGCAGGATACAAAGTACATCCTTCGCGGTTTAGACTACTGATTGCCTTTCGACCTCAGTAGTTTCCGCTAGCACTTTGTGTTACAAGTTGACACGGAGATCTAGCGCTACTGTTCTAAGTCCACAGTCGCTATCGGCCCTATTCTCAATAGGGACGCTAAATCTTATAGTCCCCCAATCAAATACTTAAGTCTGAGACTAAGTACCTAATTGGGCTACCTTTGAGAGGCGATTAAGGACCAATCAGTGACATTTCAGCCCTATCTCTCGGGTTAAGAGAGATACAGCTAATAGTATGATACATCGTCCCGGCAAGGGACCATCGATTTCGTCTTAACCAAAGCTGTTTATTAATTTCAAGCTTTATCGGTCGGGAAATTCGAGAGGGTTTTGCTACTCCATTTGGAAGTAGTTTTAACGGTTCACGATTCCCGTGGTCACTCAGCA